AATTGCATCGGGATTCATTGCGGTGAATAAAGATTTGTGATAACCAGCGGCGTCGCTCATCTCATTGTTTTTGTCAAGAAACTTCTTAACAAAATTATTGATGTTGCCCTGTGCATCTTTAACCTCATTCGGGTTTTTAACATTAAACCTATACCTCTTGTCTCCGACTTTGTATTCAAAACCTTTGAATTCGTCATTAAAAACTTGGTTAGTTTTATTGTTGAAAGTTTGAGTTTGCTTTTCAGCAACCTCTTGATTTTTATTATATCTATTAAAAAAATCTACAGCTTTTTTTTGCTCAGGCGCTAACCTAGAGCCAGCTTTGATTTCTTCATAATATTTATCTTTTAAGCTATTAAGATGATTTTTAGCATATGCTAACTCTTCTTTTCTAGCTAATTTTTTTCTTTTAATATCTCTTTCATCTTCCATGTCTTCTTCAATAGCAAATTTATCTTCTATTAAAAAGTTTATTTCCGATGGATCTAAATGAGGTCTTGTGTTTTGATAGTACTCAACTAGTAATTGCTCTTCATTTAAAGCGTCTACGTCTTGATTAAGTTTGACGTAATCTTCTAAACTTCCACCAGTCTCATCCATAAAGTCTACAACTTTTTGAATGTTTTCTGGTAAAGGTTTTCCAGTTTCTTGAGCTTCAACAACTGCTTCAGCAATTTCTTCAGCTTTTTCTATAACCTCTTCTTCTGTTATCTCTTCAAGAACAGTTAGCTCTTCAGGCAAAACTTCTTCTTCAACAACAGCTACAGGTTCTTCAACCTTTACTTCTTTTTTAACTTCTTCAGCAACTTTGCCTTTTTCTGGCTTAGTTACTAATTTGTCAAAATCTATTTTATGTGTACCATCTTCTTTGACAGTAACTTCAGGTACTAGATCACCTTTTTCAGTCTCTTGGGCCTGCGGAGTTATTTCTTCCACTACCTCTTCGACTATTTTTTCTTCTTTAGCCATAATAAAATATTATAAAATTATAAAATTAATTACATAGGTCCAAACGAACCTAGGTTAAAACCATTCATGTTGTCATTACCCGAAGACTCAAAGTCTTTTGGCGATGAATCGTTTTTTCTTTGATCTATCAACTCGCTTTGTTGAGTTGCTTGTATTTTTGTTCTTTCGTCTTTACGATCTTCTTTGTAAGCTTCGTCGTTTTTCTTAGTCTTAACTTCAGCTTCTTTTAATTGCATATTAAACTGAAATTCTAAGGTCATTAACTCTTTTTTCAATAACGCTTCTTGTTGCATTTGTTGAGATTTCATTTGACCTTTCATCTGCTCCATTTGAGATTGTATCTGAAATAAAGCTTGGGATTTTTGAACCTCAGCTTGAGCAGCAACTTGTTGAGCTTGAGCGTTAGCCTGAGCCTGAGCTTGCATATTCTCTTGCTGTATTTCTTGATCTCTGTCTTGCTTTTTCTTTCTTCGTTGCTTTAATAGTTGATTTGCTAGCTTTATGTTTTTAATCTCTCTAAGATCTATAGCATCTTCTAGATCTATCAAACCACCAGCTACAGCCGCTTGTATGTTATTTTCTAACATACCTTTTTCCTCGTCATCAGGCGTGAGTTCTATAAATATTCCAAAGTCATGCAAGTATAAGTTAGATATATCTTCTAATATACCTACGTTTTGATTACCTATTTTATTTATAAAAGCTTCTCTTGTTGGAGAAAACTCTAATATATCTGATATTCTAAGAGATAAGTTTTCAGCTAACTCTTGAGTTAACGCTAAACCAGAATTTAATATGTGTCTAGTAGCTGTGTTTGAATTAGCAGCGGCTAATTTTTGAACACCAACTAGAGCTCGTGCATCTGGACTACTACCATCTCTAGCTTCATTTAAACCAGTCACATCCCTTATCATTTGCATGTAGTAGTTGTAGTTGGTTATTAAAGTTTGTATTTTTTGACCACCAGATCCTGATTGTATTTCTTGAATAGGTACTTTACCCGGATTCATATCTCCCTCAGAAGTAAAAGACCTACCTATTATAGATCCCGTCTGAAAGAACATATTTAATGCTTCTTGTGGATTATAATTAGTTCCATTACCTAAATCAACCTCAGCTAAGCCGTCAGCGTCTAAATAAACACCATCTGGCACCATTCTAGACATAACTTGCTGTAGCTTTAAGTGAGTTAACTGTATCATGTCAGCAAAACCAGTACAGCGCTTTACTAATGAATCAATCCTTCCTTTGTACATTCTAGGAGCATTAATAGCGTAGTTCATTTTAACCTTACTATAATCACTCTTAGGTCTCATCATGTTTTTAGCTAACTCCCACTTAAGTAAATGATTTGTTCCTAAAATTAAACAACCTTCATATAAAACTTCTAATGACCTTGATATTTTACCAAAGTTTCCTGTCATTTCGTTTATAGGTGGATCGAATGTATCGTCTCTTAGTATTATTTTTTCCGCACCAGTTGAAGTTTCTTTAACTTTGTAAACCTCGTTCATGTAGGTTTTGTAGTTAAAATATAAAACTTGAATCTGGTTTTTATCGTCGTAGTAAGAAGAGTTGTATCTATTACTAGAGTAACTGTTCTGATGTATGCTTTGACTTTGTATAGATTTTAAATCCTCATCAGTTAAATTAGGAAATTCTTTTTTAAGTTCGTTTATAGGTATTGTTTTTATTTCACCTACGTAATATATATCTTGAAAGTCTGGATCCTCTGTATAAGAGTAAACTATATTAGCTGGATCAACGTACTCAACCTTAACGCCTTCTGACTTTGTAAAAGTATTTTTAACGCAACCTATACCTATCGTAGTTAAATCGTAATTTATTCTTTTTTTAACAAGATCATACCTGTTGCCTTTAAGCAAAACGTTTATAGCTTGTTCTTCTGCTAGCTCTATACCTTGCTTGTAGCTTAATTTCATATGAAGGTCTAGCTCTTCTTTAGAGTTTGGAAGCATTTCTGGGGGTGATTCAAACAATGAAATACCAAAAGCTTCTTGAGCAAACATATTTAAGTCCTTAGTCTCCATGTCTCTCAATATAGACTCCATGTACTTTGTTCTCTTGTCAACACCATAAGGGTCTTGAGAATAACATTTTATGTCAAATGATCTTTCTGATATACCATTAACCACTATATCCACAAACTTAGGTATTACAGGTACTGGTTTCCAATCTAAGTTTAAGTAGCTTAAGTCACCGTTTACAGATAATTCATCTTTATACTTTTGAATAGGTTGTTCACCTCTAGCGTATAGTCTTAGCTTATGAAACTCAGCTTGATGCTGATTATATCTTTGATTAGACGTAGATCCATCAAACCACTCATACTCAATGGCTTTACCTACTTGTAATCCATACTTAGCGCTTAACTTCTCTGCGTCAGGTACAACTTGACTCGGAAAATAACCTTTTACAACTGACTCAGCCATATTAATTTTCTATTAGTTTTGATCGCATACCGGACTGTCCGTATTTAGCTATGCTTAAGTTTAATTTTTCTTTTTTCATAATTGGGTTTGCTCTGTACAAATGTCTGTTACAAGCCATAACGGCTAAACCTGAACTAATAGCCGCATCAAACTTTGTACGATTATTAATATCAAACTTTGCCCAGTCTTGCAACGTTTCGTTAAAATAACATGTTCCATATGTATTATCAGACTTCATTCCAACATGATCTTGTATATACATTTCAATAGCAGCAGCGTGTGCTTGCTTAATATCTTCACTTGAGTTTGGTATTCCACCTACTTCTTTTTCAGCAACTGATAATTTGTTCCAAATTCTATCAGGCCTATTCATTGAGTAACCTCTATATCCACGTCTTCTTAAATAATATAATAAACGAGGCTTATTGTTTTCAGCTAATAATGGCATACCGTAAAAAACTAAAGCCATTAAAACATCTTCAAAGAATATCTCAGCGGTTTGTGGTCTTGCTACGTATTCTAAAAAAAATTGGTTTGGTGGACAATCTTCCATACTAAATTTTGTTAACCCGTGTAAAGCTCCATTAGAACCTTTACCATCAACAGTTCCTGATATGTCATAACTATCACAACCAAAAGCACCCAT